GCAGCCGACTTCTGATCCTCAGCAGCAGCCATCGCAAACTTTGCGCCGGCCACAGCCAAACCACCCAAAGCAATACCCACAGGTAGCAACGCTGATTTGAGCGCACTGCCCATTTTGTTGCCAGCGGTGCTGATTCCAGCAAACGCCTTTTCGGCTTTTTTGATTCCGCGAGCATCGAAATCTGTGATGATTGGAATATTGATTGCCATTAGTTTTTGACCTTTATATTGCGTCCAACAGATCGCATGATTTTTTCTACCAGCTGGCGCAACTCATATTGCATGTCTGGTCCTGCCTGATCGTAGGCACGCCACATAGCGCGTGATGGCGCACCGTAACGTTCACCCAAAGTTTTAATCATCTGGTCGCCTGATTTGGTTCGCGACTGACCACTGGCGTCAAAAAGCACAGCTGTTTTATCGGTCCAGCGAATACCAAATGCGGCAAGGTTTTTTGTATATCCACCGATTGTGCGTGGGCGTTTGCCAGACACGTATGGTTTGATTCGGTAGCCAGCTGCACCGTTCACCCAAGGCAACACCGCACCGCCAAATCTGCCGTACTGGTTACGTGGCGTCCATGCTCGATACCAGCCAGACATAGGCGCACGTGCTGGCACAAGAAACTTTGCTTCATTAACAATGGGCGCAACAATGTCCGCATATTCGTAGGTGATGCGACGGCGTAACTGTTTGTCAATTGCGTTTAATTCGGCCAAAGCAGATTTGACGCCTACAACTCTGATGCTTGCCGATGTCGTCATTTCGATTGTTCCTTTAATACCTTGGCGACCGTCACTAGATCGTCAGTGTCAAATGGTACATCGGGTGGCCACCAGTGTACGGCGACCAGTAGTTCTGCTAAGGCTCTGCGGTAGGTACCGCGAGCGTAGGGTTTTCAGGGCCTACGTCTTCAGGCTCGATATTGATGACTTGATCTAGGTAGTCATCAAAAACGATTGGCACGACGATGCCGGCACGCTTTGCCGATTCGTATGCCAAATAGGCAAGCCATTCGATGTGGATGTCGCCAGCTAACTGGCCTGCACCGATTTTGTATTTGCGTTCAAATGCAACGATGGATGCCATGGTCGTGGTGACCGTGTATGAGCCATCTACGGTTTCGACGTTTAGTTTGATTCTCATGTCGGGTTTCCTTTTTGGTTGAGATTAGACGACGGCTGTTTCGACGATTGTTCCACCCTTGAACGAAATGTCGATGGATTGAATCTCGCCCAAGGCCGCGTTCATGATTGGCAGCGTTTCGAGGTAACTATTGGAAACTGTCCATATTTTTTTCCCGGTAGTGGAGCCCTCTTGTAGTACAACAGTTGTTTGCGTTCCGACAAGTGCCTTCAATGTGGCGTACACCTCTGATGCGCCGTATGTCATGTACAAGGTTGCGGTTACTTCATTGTCCTGCAAAGTTGGGTCGTACACTCTTGCAACATTTCCGAAAACTGTTGTGTCCTGGGCAGTATAGGTTTGCGTTAGCGTTGCAGCTGTACAAAATCCGGTGAGCGCCACGGCGTTCACCTTGAATATTGGGTTTGAAAGATAGACGCTATTTGCCATTGGGGTTCTCCTCTGTTGGTTCTGTTTTAGCAGATTTTGGGGCTTTGTTGTCGGACTTGATGAATCCACCGTCTAGCAATGCTTCGACATTGATTCCTTCGTCAGGTACAAACTCATCGCCAGGGGTGCCGACAAGTTCGCTAACGATTGTGTATTTGGTCATGATGTTTGCACTTTCATTTTGATAGTGAGATCGTAGGCGGCCAGGTCTTGACCACCGATGGAAAGGCTAATGGGTCGGCCGTCTGTTACTGCGACACCCTGGTTAAGTAACTTTGCACAGTTAGCCAACACGTTGCGTAAGGCATTGAGGTTGGCAGGGCCAACAGTGATGACACGTACCGGCACATCGAGTTCAGCGATGTTCGAGTTGTAAGCAGTGAACGATGGCGCATCAATAAAGACACATGGGGGGTTTATGTCTCTGGGGTCTGTCACTACTCGAATACCTGTGATGGTCAGCAGGTCTTCAGCCAGACTGTCGATACCAGTGTTGAATAGGTCTGTGTAGTTCACTAGGCAACCTGTGGCCTATTGATGCCAAGCAACTGCATAATCATTGGGGTCACGCCGTTCGATGGGGCTATGCCCATACCGTCAAAACTGGCGATGGTGTTAAACGATCCGCGTTGGCGGAAGTAGGCAGCGCCAATCATGATGGTGCCCAAAAGAACATCACTTGACGGCACCGTTGTTTGCGAATCAGAAAGGTAGCCGGCTTCTAATCTGCGTCGATATGCAAACGCATTTGCGGCAGCTGCACATGTGACAAGCAGTGCGGCGTCTTCAGCCGTCACGCTTGTAAGGCCAACGTATTCCTGAATCATGTCGTCATCAATCCAGGTGCAGGCCACAGTCCATGTGATTGTGCCAGTTGCTGTGGCTACGCGGTTGACATCAGATGCAGTTTTTGCAAACAACACTTGATTGGCGATAGGTACCTGGCCGTCAAACAGCAAGTTGCCTTGCGTGTCTGTGCCGGTGTAAAGGTATTGAGGCAAGGCATACACGGTGTATGTGCCGTTAAATGTTGCATCGACAGATGCCACCGTGATGCTTTGCCCGACCTCAATATCGCTATCGGTCAGCAGTGTAAGCACTGCGTAGTTGTCAAGCAGTTGCTTGAATGTAACTGAATAGACCGCCATGGGCTGTCCGCCCTTCGGGTTATGCCTGGGTGATCTTGCGGATCATGCTTGACACTGCTGCAAAGGTTGAGCAGTAAGCATGTACCGAGAACAAACGTGAAAGCGTTGAAGGCTGATCGACTGACATAATGCCGCGCATGTCTTCGTAGTACTCAAAGGCTTTGCTTGCATTTGTAATGATCATGGTCTTTGCAGCAAAGTTGCTGTCCACGACGATTTCCAAGCCAAGTGGGTTTGAGCCGGTCCATGTGGTTGCGTTTCCGCCACCCAATGCGTTCTGTCCCTGAAGACCAGGTGATCCCAAGTATGGAAAAACTGGACGGTTTGAGCCGTCCACAAGCTGGCCCATCTGGCCCCACACATCTGGTGACACAAAGATTGTGTCAGGGAAGAAGTTGGTGCCGTTTGATACGTCAACTGCTGCGTCATAGATGGACTTCATTAGGTCGGTTGTGGTGCCGTCCCATACGCCTGATGAGTTTGCTGCAGTGAGCAAAGCGTCTGCTGCAATGTCGTCAGTCTTCAACATAAGTTCCCCAACAAGGTCATTAAGGATGAGTTCCATTGCGCCAGGTGAAGTGAAGTCAACGTCTTGGCGAGACAGTGTGACCTGACCGGCCACGGTTGTCTTGCTGATGGTGTTGCTTGCAATCACCATGGTGGTTGCTGATACTGCGTCAAACTCTGCAGATTGTGCAGCTGCACTTGTGTGAGTGGTAATCGTTGGGCGCACAAATGTCTTTTGTTGTCCGCCATCCGGATACGCACGTGCGCCCAGGCGGTTGACACAGGGCCTCACGAAGTTAATATTTTGCACCAATGGACCGAGCACCGGAACAGGTAAGAGGCCCGGCGTGTTGCTGGTAGCCACATCGCCAGCTGCTGCTTGCAATGCGGTCTGATTCTCTGACTGCCATTCGGCTACGGCTGCGTTTACTTTTGCAAACGTGTCGCCACCGATGTGGTATGCGGCCATCCAGTCAGCAGCAGACGGAAGTGCAAACTTGCGCTTGGCCTGTGCAGGAAGTGATGGTGTAGGGATTGCTGCGGCCTCGATGGCTTCTGCTGGTGCTGGTGTTGCTTCCACTTCGGTTGTCTCCTCGACTGGTTCTGTGGTTTCTGGAATGGTATCGGGTTCTGTTTCCGCTGACGCGGCTACATCGGTGATGGTAGCACCACTGAATGCAGGAATGGGGACAAGTGACAATTCGAGCCAATCGGCTGCAGTGACGGTCATGCGACCGTCTTTGTCTCTTGTCGCAGAAATGATGTTGACGCCTACGGATACATCCATGACGCCATCGGCTGAAAGGGTTAATGCTTCATCGCCCAGCAGGGTGCGACTGATTTTCATGCTTGCAAGCATTCCCTCTGGCGTGTCGATTCGTTCTGTCACAATGCCCACTGGTTTGGATGGGTCGTGGTACATAAAGACGCGTGGAGCTTTGCCGTCGATTGGTAGGGAGCCTGGCATGAATTGCACTTCGGTGCCATCGCTGACAGTTGCGTATTGGTTATACGGAACGGCTATTGCGTCGATGCGGCGCTCGCCTACTGTGTCGCCTTCGGCTGCGGTGACTGTGATTCGGTCAGTTGTAAAACGGATCATGCAAGTTCCTCTTGTGTGTTTTCGGCTGGTTCTTCAATGTTTTTATTTGAGTCCATCAGGATGGTTTCACCTAGATAGTCCTCTACGTCAAACTCTACGCAAGTTCCGCGGGGAAGTATGGCATCCGATGACAACGTGCTAGCGATAGTTTCACAAAATATTTTGGTGCCAAACATCCATTGATCCATTCTGGCTTGCTCAGAGGACTGATATGAATACGATCCGGTTGAGACACCCAACAGGTATGGCGGGATGTTCATTAGTCGTGCAATGTCGAGGGCTGAATAGTTTGCAGATTCGATTAGCAACATTTTGTCTGGGGTTGCGCTGGTTGGTTCGTAGGTCAGAAACTCATTTAGTGCAGCTGTCTGATTTGACGCACGTGCAGCATTGAACGCTGACGCCAGGTCTGCCAGTTCGGATGCGCTTAAAGGTTCGCCACCTGTCTGTTTCAGGATGCCAGATGGAATGGCTGATGCCGCATTGCGCAAACGGCTGGCCTGAATCTCTAAGGCTGTCTCGATAGTGCTTGCAGATGAATAGATCGCACCTTGTACAGGGCTGATGAATTGGACCAAGTTTGCAGGGTCAATCTCGCCACCCTGAAAATAGACCATGTTTGAAGGCGCAAAAAAAACGGGGCCCTGCTGATCGGTTGTGGTGATGGATCCCATTGGTAAACGTTGAAAACTCGCGGGAAAGCCATCTTGGGTCCTAGAACTTATGTACCACATAGCCCTTCCAAAAAACAGAAGGTCATCCAGTGTCCAAGCCATAAGCGTTTCGTAAGGGATGTTTGGGTCGGGTCGGCTCAACCAGGAACGTGGGGCCAGGGCAATTTCTTCCATTTCGCCTTCGGCTTCGTTCCATTGTTTGCGATACATCTTCAA